AGCGTATGTGATACCAGTTCCACTCTGAAGACTATTTCTTGCTCTTGCAGTAGTGAAATATAAATTTGTGTTTTCGGATAGGTTTGCAGTTGTATATGGGTCTAGGGTTAGTGTCTCGACAAAACTTCCACCATCCGCAGTATTAATCGTAAGATTACCATTAGAGGAATCGAAGTCTATTGAACTAACACCCGCAACAGCTACCGTACCCGCAGAATCAAGTTGACCTTGTGCGTTGACAGTAAATACAGGAATTGCAGTTGCAGTACCATAGGTTCCCGCAGTTACACCTGTGTTTGTAATAGAGATAATATCATTACCACTATCATATGTTATACCTGTTCCACCAGCTACAGCAGCACCAAGGTCTGATTCGAAATTTGATTGTGTGTATGATGTCTCTACATCAATAGAGAATACACCACTGGAGGCGTCATAGGATAAATCCCCTGTCGCACTTAAATGGGCTCTTACGTCAGCTGCACTTGGCCCTGTATATTCAATCAGTCCACTAGCGGCATCATATGTTAATGAACCATCACCACCAACATCATTTACTTGAATTGAATTCTTTGAATCTGAATCTGCTCTTGCAGTAGTATAATAGAGGTTATTGCCCTCTGTAATATCGCTTGTTGTGTTAGTAAGTGTAGTAAACTTAAGTACACCAATATTCGCACTATCTAAAGTGGCTTGACTTCCATTGAGTTGTGTGTTAGTAAGTGTACCAATGGTTGCCGTATTGGATGTTAGATTGTATACTTGTTGTAGACTTGTTGTGTCTGAATCAATCAGATTGTGCCAAGAACCACCATGTGCAAAGAGACCTCTCCCTGTTCCATGAACGTGTGCGAACATACCGTGATAGGTTCCCGCATTAGGAAGTTCGCCTTCACTATTCCAAACGTTAGCGTAGTATAATTTACCTGTCGTTGTTAGATTATTTCCACTTAGATTAACACCACCAAGTGTTGCACTGTCTCCTGTGAGTCCGTTCTGTACGGTCAATCCATTAGTAAATGTTGTGTTATCATTAATATTAGGGATTGTGGAATCATCGAATGTAAATGTTACATCCCCTGAATCGTAATTAAATATGTTGCTATTTGTAGTAGAATGTGTTACAATAGCTTTGAGGTCTGAATCTGACCTAGAAGTTAAGTAGTATTTATTAACACTTCCTTCAGTCAAATCATTAGTAGTGTTAAACCCTAGGTCAATCGATTGACCATTACCTGAACTATCTCGTATAGCAAGTACACCACCACTATCTTTTATTGCGAGGTTACCAATGAATATGGTACTACCACCAACATAAAGACTATTCCATCTTTGTGTTTCACTACCCAAGTTATACGTTAAGTCTGAGTCGGGTAAGATGTTTTCGTTTACAGAGCCGAGGTCTGTACTTGATACTCTAATTTCGTTGGTATCACTATCGTAGGTTACGGTTGTATTACCCGTACCTGTAATAGTTCCCATTTCAAAATCGGTAGTTCCGTTATCCTTAACAAGGATAGAACCGCTGGTCGCACCAGTAGTATTTACCCCATCAATATTGTTGAGGTTGAAAGCTCCCGAAGTAACTGTTTTTATTGGTGTACCAAGTACTACCTTTTTGACTATAATTTTCTGTGACATATATCTGATAGTCCTATGGTTTTGAGACTGAAGGTGATACTTCTATTTGCCCCTCAAGGATACGTTCCACAATAGTATTACTATCACTATCAGCAAATGATAGTTCGACATCAAATACGTATCGACCTCTAGTCAAAAGACTATCGGTCTGAGTGTTTGTTAGAGAGATATTTACGATACCGTTAGAGGCAGGTTCGGATACAATACCGTTAAAGGCTTGACTATAGGGGTCGCCGTCACTATCTCTATAGTTACGCTTCATAATAGCGTTCACACTATAGTTAGTGAGGTCTTTTAGTGTACCATCCTCGTTTTCGCAGTGTATCTCTATCGAGACATCGGAACCTTGGTTGATAGTTAAATCTTCGTATCGTGCTGACATTCGTAAAACCCATATAGTAAAAGAATCTGTTTCTTTTATTTATAAGGTTTCTAGTCTCTACATATCAGATATTTCCACTTATTTCAGATATTAAATCGTCTTGATTACCCAATGCTGATTCAGTTTGATTCATCATATATCCTAATGTGAATCGCCAACAATCAGTTTCGGCTGCATGATAACATAAAAACTGCTCGTACTCATTATAAGAACCAAAATATCCTGCCTTACAGTTCCATCCCTTTTTATCCTGAAGGACTACTGTTTCGCCTGTTGTCGCATCAATATATTTAAAACAACCCTCTCCTGTTTCACTCCAAGTGAATATGAAGTTATAGGCTGGTGCATTCGCATTGTTATGCCATGATATAAATCCATCGGGTGGGTATAATGTCGCAAGTGCATTGTTACGTATACACAAGAATGCACCCAACTCAAAGTTTGATTTACTAAATTGTTCTGACGCTTTAGCTAACCAAGTGTGTTGTTCCTGTTCTATCTTATCTCCATCATTCTGAAGATTCTTTCTATTAGTGATTAGTTTGTCAGTATCAACATTCCAACCCTTAATCTTCTCAGGAAACCCTTCATGACCCTGACCTTCACTATACACAACATCAAGATATTCGTCAGACACCCAATCTTTTTTTGAACTATCTTCACCTGTCAGATGTACATACTTGGCCAAGTTTTCTCGTTCTTCATAGAACCAAAGAAAATTGTCTAATATACCAATAAGTTCCTGATTGTTTATAGGAACATCAATCATTCTACTCATAAAATATCTCTTAGTTCTGTGAACCCCCCAATACTCTCACCGTCCTTAGTGATTTGTGGGAACGTTCTTGCAGATGGAAACTTCTCAAAGAACTCCTCTGACTTATAATCTTCATCCAAAGAAAGGTATTTAAACTCTACCCCCTTTTGTTCACAAAGAGACTTAGCCATATTACAATATGAACAATTCTCTTTTCCATATATCTCAATCATACTAACAACCTATCCTTATGTAATGACCCTGAGTAATGTCTCAGGATTGGGTCTTTACCCTCAATTGATTTTAAACCTTCGTATGCATATTGACTGAAGAAGTTCCATCGAATATCATCATAGAAGATGCCTATATTTAGGTCTTTATATTTATCCATCTTTTCGGTCAACCACCATAAGGTAGTTTGGTCAAAGTCTTTTAGGTTATTCCATGTATCATCCGAGAATCCTTCGGGTCTCCACATACCACCCTGTTGTTCATAATACAAGTCCCACCACTCTTGTAGGAATTCTTTTACCATAGGTTTGGTCAAATCGTATAATGCTACTCCACCACAAAGGCGAAAAGTTTCAGATTTCCCTTGACAATTAAAGTCTTTGATGGTATAATACTTAGCTCTCTCTTGAGTAAGTTCATGAAAAACTAAATCATAATCTTTCATCTCATCCCAAATCGTTGCAACATCTTCATGTTCACAATCCATATCAGCATCAATATACATTGTGATATCATATGGGGAACGTGGTAACGCCCATAGTTTTGCACGATAGTGACTGTCACAGAATAATAAATCGTCAGCAATCTCTTCCCTACCATCTAGAAAACGTTCTTCGGTACAAAGACAAACCTTTGCTTCGGGATAGAAGTCCTTTACGGACTCAATTAAATTGACGGCGTATGTGTAGAAGTTTTGATTCTTGGATGCAACAACTAGAAACCCTTTAGATTTTTCCATCTTCAATTCCCAATTCGTGTTTCATAATTATCATTGACCATATGTTGGCTTCAGGAATAGATTTTGCTCTTCTCAGTTTTGCTCTATATTCACGTAGTTTGGTATTCTTGATTTCAGGAACTTCGAATAATTGTAATTTATATTCGAAAATTTCTTCCATCTTTCTTGCACGTTGTTCTTCGAGTTGACGAGCTTTCTCAGTTTCAAGTTCTGATAGTTTTCGGGATTTTCTTTCTGCTGTAGATTCATCAATAACTTCTTCTCCAAGGAACTCTATACATTCCACGAAGTCGGGATTCATATCCTGAGTACCATTGATGTACTTAGACATTTTCATTACTTGACGGACTTGTCTACCACCGTCTTCTTCAAATTCACAGATTGCGTTCAGGATTTTCTTTTGGGGCGTTTCCCAAAACGCATTCTTTAACCACGTTCTATTTTTCACATTCATTCTCCGTTATAAAAATATATATAAAGTTATTTAGGCGGTTCTTACATACAGTGTATAAGTCTCTAAAGTTTGATTACTGTTGTTGATTGTATCAGAAACATAGTTACCTATATAGTTTCCAAGATAATTGGAACTTCTATTCCTAATATATGCGGACGTTCTCGTTCTATTATATGTAGAGATTCTTGTTCGAGTATATGCTGAAGAACGGTCACGTGTATAACTAGAACTTCTATTTCTAGTATATGCAGAACTTCTATTTCTAGTAGAAGCCGTACCAATCCTATCTCTAGAATATGCAGATGTTCTTGTTCGTGTATACGCACGAGAATAGTTACCCGTGTATTCACCAGCGAAACCACGAGAATAGTCACCTAAAAAGTTCCCCGCAAAGATACGAGTATAGTCACCAGTAAAGTCACCCGCAAAGTTTCTACTATAGTTACCTGTATAGTCACCAGTAAAGATACGTGCGTAGTCACCAATAAAGTCACCAGCAAAGTTTCTTGCATAGTTACCTGTATAGTTACCTGTTGATATACGAGTATATGCAGAAGAACGACTACGGGTACTAAGACGTGTTGAAGTTCTTGCATAGTTACCCAAGAAGTTACCTGTCGAAATTCTTGTATAATCAGCTAGTCTATTCAGAATACTAATTCTAGTTGAGGTTCTTGTATAATTACCTGTTGAGTTGGTAAGACGTAATCGAGTATAGTTACCTAAGAAGTTACCTGTATAGTTACCTGTTGATATACGAGTATATGATGCAATTCTGTTACGAGTATATGCACGAGTATAGTTACCTAAGAAGTTACCTATATAACCACCTGTACGAGCATAAGTTCCTATACGAGAATAGGACGCAATACGGGTATACGTCTGAGATACCAATCGTCTACGTATACTATAATAATTGGTAGTAAAGAGTTTGTCCGAAATCGTTTGTTGGAACGGGCCTCTATTGTAATTATATCCGCTGTAGACAACATTATCTGAAAGGCCGTTAGGGTTGGGGATAAACGTCCCTTGCCAAGAAACAAGATTAAAACTGCCAACAGCAAAATAAGACTGAGGAGCACCCAAACTGTATATGTAACCAGTGTAAGAGCCAGGCCCTACATAACTGGCGGTACGAGAGTAATATAAGTTTCTTGTATAGTTTAATATACGAGTACTTGTTCTTGTTGAGATACGAGTAAAGGCACGTGAGTAGTTCCCCAAGAAACCACGTGAGTAGTTACCTGTAGATGACAGGATACTTATACGTGTTGAAGTTCTTGTATAGTTACCTAAGAAGTTACCCACACTTATTCGGGTATAGTTACCAATAAAGTTACCTGTATAGTTACCCGCAAAGATACGTGTGTAGTTACCTGTTGAGTTGGTAAGACGCAATCGGGTGTAATCACCAATGAAGTTACCTAAGAAGTTACCAGCAAAGATACGTGCATAGTTACCAGTACTTGTCACGATACGTAATCGAGTGTAATCTCTATTTGAAGTACGTGTAGAGGTTCTTGTATAAGTTGAACTTCTGTTCTGAATACGCAAACGTGTATATGCACTAGAACGTGTACGTGTTGAAATTCTCGTATAATTTGAACTTCTGTTTCTAGTACTGAGTCTTGTGTATGTACTTATTCTTGTACGTGTACTAATTCTAGTAAAGTTTCTAGAGTAATCACCAATAAAGTTTCTAGAGTAATCACCAATAAAGTTTGGAATGTAATTTCCTGTAAAGATACGGGTATAGTTGCCTGCAAATATACGAGCATAATTACCAGTAAAGATTCTATTATAGTTACCTAGAAATGCCCTTGTATAGTTTCCTTCGAAGTTTCTAGAGTAATCACCAACAAAAGTTCTGCTATAATCTTGTTGACTATCTCTTGTATAACTTGCAGCTGATACGGTTTGTGTTGTATCCGTTGCAACACCTTTAGATGCCCAAGTACCACTATATCCATTTGCGGTTGGGTTTCCTTGTGTGGAAGACAACAACAGATATGTACCCACAGCATTGTTACCCGCCATGATGCGTGTTGCACTACGTTGACCAAAGGTATCTGAAATCTCTGTATCAGACATCTCTTGAAGACCTTGATAGGTTCCTGTTTTACCATTACTTCTTTTGATAGCAACAGGACGTACCGCAGTCGGAGCGGTCATAGATTGTCTTTGGTAGATATTGAAGTTTACTGTAGTTCCGTCTGTACGAGTATCAGAAAATACATTAGAAAGATGGACATCGTAATCACTACTTGGTGATGATGACCCTAATCGATATACGCCAGGATAATCAGATGTAAAGATACGACCAACAAGTCTGTCTGTCAATGTACTGACTTCCGCATCCGTCATTTCATGGATGTGGTCATTTGTACTGTCAAATTCTATGGGCCATCTGAAGTTTGCATCTTCGGACGCTGTACCCTCTGTCTGAGATAGAGTTGTTGTGGTTGTTGATTGTGTAAGAGTTGTACCGTGGTCACCCACATTTTGGTCATAAATCGTATCTGTATATGTACCAACAGTTGCACCCGAACCAGTCGTGTTTAATGAAAAGACACCTGTAGTTTTCGCAGCAAGTTTTAGTCCTGCCTGATATGCAAGATAATTCTCTTCTGTGGTTGTTATCTCCTGTAGGTCACCATTAGTGCCTTGGAGCTTTAGTGTTGTACTACCCATAGGACTATTTATCCAGTTCTTACATACAAGGTGTAAGTTTCTATAGTTTCGTTACCACTTAAAATTTCATCACTCACATAGTTACCTAAGAAGTTACCAGCAAAGTTACGAGAGTAGTTCCCTTCAAAATCTCTTGTATACGAAGAGGTACGGTCACGTGTGTATTCTGTAGTGAAATCACCTAAGAAGTTACCCGCATAATCTCTATTACTTGTACGAGTACTTGTTCTTGTTGAAGTTACTCTTGAGTAATTCGATGACCTAACTTGAATAAAGTCGCCAATAAAGTTACGAGCATAGTTACCAATATAGTTACCAGCAAAGTTACCTATGTAACTCGTATCTTGAACATCGGTAGCAATACTTATTCGTGTGTAGTTACGAGCGTAATTATCAATAATGTTTCGTGAGTAATTTCGATTACTTGTTCTTGTTGAAGTTACTCGTGAGTAACTAGATGCACGGTTTACGATGTTTGTTGAAGTTCTAAGTCTTGTCCATGCAGCCAATCTTGAATAGGTACTGTTACGTGTACGTGTATAATTACCAACATATGTAGCAACATTATATCTTCTACGTACAGAGTAATAAGAGGTAAGAAATATTTTTCCTACTGTAGTTTGAATTGGGCCTCTATCATACTGATACCCATCAGAATGTGTAAAGTTTGAGGAACCATTAGGGCCGCTTTTATCAACTCCTGCCCACGTCACAGTAACAATGTTGTTAGCACTATTAATTATATCTACTTCTTCTGCCCAGTAATACCGAGAACTGGTTGGCCCACTTGGCGTATACAAATAGCTTGTATATGAACCAGCTGGTACTAATGGCCCAACCGAGTTCCTTGTATACTCAGAAACAAACCCCGTCACAGTTCTTGTATATTGAGTTGAACCCGTAGATTCAGAATAGTTGTAATACTGAAAACCATAACTACCTGTTACGTAACTATCTCTTCTGTAAGTTACACCGTTAGCTGTTATCTCTGTTGCACTCATATCAGAGCTCGAAGCCACTTGTGTACCATTTTTATAAACTATTTGTGAACCACTGGGGCCTGCAAACCACCAATAACTTACGGGAGCGCTTTGACTATACGGCACGGCCGTGAAATTATCTCTAGTATAGTTACCAGTATAGATTCGGGTGAATGTTGGAGTAGCACCCGTATAGTTACCAGTGTAGTTACCAGTGTAGTTACCAGTAAAGTTACGAGAGTAAGCAGTTGAAAAATTACCCGCAAAGTTACGAGAGTAGTTTGATGCACGAGTTCTTGAGAAATTACGAGAATACTCACCAGTGTAATTACCTACGTAATCACCATCACCTACCGAGTCTCTAGTACTAGTATAGATAGCATCTCTTGAGTAATTGGATGGTCGTGTTCTTGTAAAGTTGGCACCAGCAAAGTTTCTAGAATAGTCAGTTGTAAAATTACCCGCAAAGTTGCCAGCGAAATCTCTATTACTTGTACGAGTACTTGTTCTTGTTGAAGTTACTCGTGTATAGTTACCTTCAAAATCTCTTGTAAAGTTACCTACCGAAATTCTTGTATAAGCAGAACTTCTAGACCTAGTACTTAATCGTGTATATGATGTGTCTACACCAACTGTATTTCGTGTATCGGTTGCAACACCTTTAGATGCCCAAGTACCAGTATATCCAGCTGTTGTTGGGTTTCCTTGTGTTGAACTCAGAAGTAAGTATGAACCAACACCTTGTGCATCAGCCATTATTCTAGTTTGAGCACGTTGTCCAAATGTATATTGTAATTGTGCATCAGACATCTCTTGGAGACCTTGATAGGTTCCCGTTAATCCTGAACTACGTTTAATTACAAGGGGTCGCACCACAGTTGGAGAGGTCATTGAAGTACGTTTGTAGATACTATAATTCTGTGTTGTACCATCTGTACGAGTATCAGAGAATACATTAGATAGTTTAACTGTGTATCCACCCGTAGGTAAAGAGGTCGCTAACTTGTATGTGCCAGGATAATCAGATGTAAAGATACGACTAACAAGTCTATCTGTAAGACTAGAAACCTCAGAAGATGTCATTTCATGAAGTTGAGACTTAGGGCCAGATTCAGCATAGTGTACAGGTTTTCTTCTTGACGAACCTGATTCGGCAGCTGTCCCTGACTTTTGTTTTAGTGTGGTAGTTGTAGTAGTTGTGGTTAAGGTCTCACCATGTGTACCTACAGCTTGGTCAAAACTAGTGTCACTGAATGAACCAACAGTTGTACCTGTTGAAACATTTAAAGTATAAGGTACAGACGTGGCACTTCCCGCAAGATTGAGTCCTGCTTGATAAGCTAGGTAATTCTCCTCCGTAGTACTAAACTCTTTTAACTGAGGTTTTCCATTGGAGTCTATTCCTGTAATTTTGACTGGCGTATCGGCCATTAGTCTAAACTCCGTTTATTAATTTAATAGTGTCCCTGATTCATCATAAATATCAGGTATCATATTATATAGTGCGTTGATAGCATTAACAATACTATCATCCTCTGTACCAGTAAAGGCGGCGTTTAGATTTGAAAGTGAACCAATCCTACTATCAACTTCACTGTTACTACCATCAAGTGTAGTTACTCGACCAGCGACTTCATTGATAGCCGATACTAAGTTGTTATGTCCCGCAGACGGCACATCAGTATCATCCAAATTGTCTAGGTTACCAACTGCACTATCTAATAGGTTTAGAGATTGTCCAATATTACCAGTAGTTGTGTTATGTGTTGCTCCAATCGCATCACCAATCTCACCATGCAATTCATTGATAGCTGCTACTGCACTAGTTGTTGTTTGTGTAACAAGTGAACCATGAGCGCCAAGTTCGGTTCTTAGTTCACGTAAACCCGCAGATATGTTTGTTGCGGAAAGACCCGTTAGAGTCATATTACCGATATCTGTTTCGTGTTCGTTAATAGCAGCAACAACATCAGTTGCAGTGGTATTTAATGTTCCGCCTGTAATTGTTCCTGAGAAAGTTACGTTCGCACCATCAAAGGTTGCGGCAGTTGTAGTACCTGATTTAATAATCAAGTTGCCTGAAGTGTTGGTCAATGAACCATAAGTGGTTCCATCATCCTTTAAGAATACATCACCACCACCAGCATCAAGAGTGATATCAGTAGATACGTCAAGTGTCAATGCACCCGTTCTATTAATCTTTGCACCGCCCATTGTGATGTTACCACCAGTTTGAACAGTTCCCGCAGTAGTTACGTTTGCACCACTAAATGTTAATGCAGTTGTAGTACCTGATTTAACAATCAGATTACCACTGGTGTTTGTTAATGCACCGTATTGTGTACCATCATCTTTCAGTAGGACATCGGCACCATTAGCATCAAGGGTCACATCACCCGCAGTAGATTTTACTTCGATACCAGCGTTTGAATTTATTGAGTTACCCGCAATATTGATATTACCAATCTCAGCTGAGTCAGCATCAAGGTTATCAATATATGCAGTTCTATCAATATAAAGGTCACGGAACTCTAGTCCTGACGCACCGAGGTCTCTTGCATTATCTGTAGATGGGACAATAGATGTGTCCACCCTACCAACCACAGAGATTGTATCAGTATTTGCATTACCTAGATTGATATTACCGTTGAGGTCTGTTTGACCATCAACCTGTAAATCATTTTCTACTGTAAGGTCATTATTAAATGTGGCATTGGTTCCACTACCTGTCAACATCGTGGATGTGCCAGATTTAATAATAAGGTTACCCGCAGAATTAACTAATGAACCAAAGTCTGCTCCATCATCTTTTAGATATACATTACCGCCATTTGCATCAAGAATGATATCTGAATTACCGTCAACGGTAACGTCACCACTTGCAGTTAAATTAAATGCAGCTGACGTAATATCAAACTGTTCTCCACTAGCAGATATCTCGAATTCGGATGCATCAAAGACACCTTCAATCTCATTAATTGCCGATACCACATCATTTGCAGTTGTGTCTAGGTCACTAGCAGCTGTTCCACCACCCGCACCATGAATATCCACATCTAGTTCGATAAGTGCAGACACCACGTTGTTCGCAGTGAACATCGATAGGTCAGTAGCGACTAAGTTATTAGACGTACCACGAAGACCTAGTTCAAGTTCATTAATACTTGATACTACATCAGAATCTTCATTAGTGTTTAGTCTGCCTGTCGCACCCAAATCTAAAGAAATTGTATTGACATTATCTTTAAATTCTGTAAACGAGTCATTAATAGTTGTGATTGTCGGATTATTTGCCATTTTACAATTTCTCTATAAGTTTGTTTAGTAGTTCCTTTATCTCACCGACTTCATTCTTTAAATCTTCGAACTCCTGTTTCTTCTTTCTTCTAAGGTTTTTCGCCTCTTTTGCTTTATTTATACTATCAGTGTCGGTATTAATCAACTGACCACTGTTTGGGTCTCTAGACCATCTTACACTTTGAGTCATTCTAGTTCGCCAATATAATTGCTCGTAAATCTTTAAAGATTGGAATAGAGGATGAGTTAGTTGATGTCATCACAATCTTAAGTTGATATGTGAGGAATTCATCTAACGTACCCGTAATACCACCAATAAGGAATCTATATTCTCTAAAGTTTCTTGAATCAGGGGGAACAGGACTTTCTAATGTAGTACTTCCAACTAAATCAGTACTCACACCTTGTGCATCACCAGCTGATATCCAAGGTAGTGCATGAATGTTATCACCTTCATTTCCTGTTCTGTAATAAAGTTCGAAGTTAGCGTCCGCTGGTCTATTACATGCAATCATTACTTTAATACCAACACCATCGTTTTCGAGAGTGACTGGTAAAGTAATATGTTTTGCAAGACTTGAACCATCACGTGGGTCTGTTTCTGCAACAAAACTAAACGGAACATTAAATCCATTAGAAGCAGAAGATGCCTGTCGGTCAATCCTGTTATTGTAAAGAGATAGTCCCGCACGTTGCATATCTACTACAGGTGATACGTCAGCGTTGTTAGTATCTAAACTAAGTTCCCAAGTTGTAGACCTTTCTCCCGCACCAAGTTCTGCTGTCTCGTTAGCAGAGTTTGCGATAAGTCTCGGTGCATTGAATCTATTCAAAGCGCCTTCCTCATAGTCACCATCAAAGGTTCCATCTTTAATGTAACGAGTTTGTGTTCCCGATACAGCTGCAAACGATTTACCTGTTGTAAATTTACCACGTGGTACAACCGCAGTCGATGCTGGAACTAATGTTTCGAACTGAGGCATTACCCCATCAAACTCTACTTGTTGTGTTGCAAGAACATTACTTCCACCGATTCTTGAATCAGAAGTTGCAGTATCACTATTACCCGCAAGGAATGTAAATCCAAACCCGTCTATGGTAACACAAGTTCTTGTACCATTAATATTCGCAGCGGTTAGACCATTACCACCTGTAGCACCTGAGATAATTACATCATCACCAACATGGAATCCATGATTAGGATGTCTACAGTAGATAGTGCCACTACTATTCGTAATAATGAATGGGTTATTGATAAGTGGTTCTTCATCAAGGTCACCATTTTCCATGATAACTTTACCACCAGCAGTACTAAACTGTGCTTTGAACAGTTTGAATGCCATGTCTTTAGTTTGGTCGGGTTCCCAAGTAGTACCATTCTGAGATTTAAACAATGAACCCATAGAAGGTTGTCTGTCAATTCTCTTCTCGGTTGAACCTAGTTCGAACGCATATGTCTCACCAACGTAAGCATTATACTTAACAGAGTCAGCAAGGAGAACGATACAGTATTCAGTATTTGCTTTTAGAAATACAGGTTCATCAAATGTGAACGTTGTAGGAGCTGTAAGTACTGCCGCCTGTGTCTGTGAACTTGGGATAGCAACATCATTAGGACTCAAGAACTTATTTGCCATGAATGAATCGGATGATGGATGACCATTAACCATTTCACGAATTTGACATTGAACCTGAATCTTAGTATCCTTAGTCTTAAAATAAGTCTGTACTTTAGTGATATAGATACCATCACCAGCAGGAACTTTGAATGACTGTGCTAATGGGTCAGACCATGTAACCTCTTGCCATCTTCTTGTTTGTACTTGATTGGTACGAGTTGATAATACATCTCGAACTCTAGTTTCAATTCGTCCTTTAGATGTGTACTGAGTAATCGCACGTGATAGAGATGCACCATTTTGGTTGATATCAATATCAAGTAGTTTAAACTCACGAGTACCCGCTTTAAATCTTAACGTATTCTTATTACATGGTAGGAAGAATGAACCTTCGATTACACCATTAGTATCAGAAATAAGATTAGATTTTCCTTCGGGATGTTGTGTAGCACGTTTGTGTTTTCTACCGTAACTAACCTTACTGTTGGCCATGACCTCAAATGATTCTTCACGAACCCAATCGTCCACCTTCGTTCCATTAAAGAATGGGAAGTAACGAGTCTCAGGACGCAATCCTTCTGCCTTGAAGAAGATTTTTCTTGAACGCATAAATGGTAAGAATGCAAGGTCAACTCTACGGTTACCAATAACTTTAGTAGTTACGAATGAACCGACAACACTTCTCTTAGAGAATGAAGTAGTAACTTTTCTACCCTGACGTACAGTACCTTCATATACCGCATCTTCGTCTTGGAAAGACATAGGGTTGTTGATGTTGATTCCAAACCATGACCATTCATTGACATCTGCGACACCACCAAATGCGTTTTGTCCTATACCAGCTTCACCACCTATAATATCTTCCTGTGGAATACCGATACCAAATGGGTTAGGGTCTCTTTGACCACCACCATTACCACCAGTTCTTCGTTCTTCTTCAGAGAATGGTGTAAAGTTTACGGGTCGGGTTGGTTGCTGTCTTCTACCATAGTCGGTTGCTCCACCGTTAATAGTACCCATGTCTTGTTCGACAGTGTTGTTAATAACATTATTAGCAGCATACTTTGTATCTAACCACCAGTCTGATTTAGGAGATAATCTGATTTCTCCACTACCACTAATAACAGCAAATGGGTTTACATTTTCGGTGCCACTAATTTTACCTTGACGTACAGCTTCCGTTTCTGTGTATGTCAAGTAAATATTATCACCTTTTCGGACAACATTAGTTGATTTACTAGCATCAAAAACTAGGTCAACCGCATCCATTGATACAGGCGGAACCATAACTTTACTTGCCATACGGACATTAGATGTGTTATTATAGTCTAGAGCATCACGGAAAGAAGTATCTTTAAAACTATCTGCAAAGATACCTGACTTAGTTCTTGCAAGACCATCTTCGTCCAATACAGTCATTGTATCAGCGTCTTGTTCTAAGAACGTGAGGGATACTTGTTCTTTAAGGTTATCAATTCTTTCTTCGAGACGGTTGATATCCTTCATAGTAAATCTTTTATACTTCAGAATACGTAGACCAAGGTCATCTTCATGAAGACCATATGCGTTATGCATCAATTCGAATAACGGTAAAGTACCTTCGGGAGTCGGAGGCATAGGTCTTGAAAATCCTGGCTCTCCTTTGAGGTGTAGAATATCTGCATTCTTTTTTAATACAATTTTATCTGCACGAGGTAGATAGTATTCCACGTCACCTTGGAAGATGTCACCATTAGTTGGCAGTTCATTGATAACTGCACCTGTTGCTGAGAAATCTAAATCTGAGTCGGGAGTGGATGGACGAAAATCAATTGCATCTCTAAGAGGCATAGTATTTCGACCAAACGTAGGAACAGATGGAATCTGTGAATAATCTACCTGACCTGAGTAGGAGTTGACCGCAAACACATCACCTGAGTTATGTGCAAAGTAATCAAACTTAACATAAATCGTTCCTGAAAGACTGGAGTTGTTACTTCTTAAAACTCTGCCTGGCCCATAGTAGTTTGGTCTTTGACCATTATCAATAAAGAATTGGTCTGTTACGATTCGACCACTAGAATTAGTAACACGAATTTCTTTTACTTCTTTAATGTCGGCCTTACCTAGAGATAAGAATGTTTCTGTGCCTACAGATTTCATTGTACCAGTAACAGTTGCATCAGTAATCAATTGTTTCACCCTGATAGACGGTGACGCTTTGTTAATTTTTGCGTAAATTGTAATTGGAACAGCACCACTGGCAGCTACACTAGAATCGAAGGTCAAGGTCACGGATGTTGTACCTGAACCTGTAATGTTTGTAGTAGATACTACAGCACCTGTATCATTACGAGTGACAATCCACTGTCCAGTATTAACATATGTTTCCCCACTTACAGTCAATGCAGCAGGGGTTGCTGTAGTAGAAGCATTACCAATAGTTGCTGTAACCATACGTTGAACTTCAAAGTCAACATCGGTAATTGTTTTAGGTCTACTTCTAGGTAGATTAAACACCAACATATCACTCAGTGAGTTTTGAATTACTGACTTAGGTGTCGCACCTTGACGGAGAATCTTTGCGAAATCGTTTGACCCTGTACCAATAGTCTGAACATCACGTAATACCTGACCACTGTTCATCTTAATGTTGAACAAGTATATCTTGAAGTTTGCACCGTCTTCTTCTACATAACGTACACGAGCTGTACCAATAACACTACCACTTGGGTTAGATGCACTTGTTGATAAGTTCTGTTCTGCAAAGGTTGAAAGTCCTAAATCCCCTTCGAGGACATTACAGATAAAGTAGTTACCGTAGTTAATACCTACAACTTCGTTTGCAAGTACCTGAGATGTTCTTGGTTTTGTAATTGCCAAAGGATATGAATCATTACGATTTGCACGATAACCATCAACATAAGCATTACCAGCTGAAATGATTGCATCTAATGTATCTCCTTCACTATCAGTAGAGAAGTCAATATCGAATGGTGTTACAATATAGTCACCACTCTCTTCCTTAGTTCTTGTTGCCAGTTCATCATTAATTTTGTTGTAACTTTCTGTACCAGTTACCTGTTCAATGATTTCACCATCTTTTACTTTTGAATAGAATACAAAGTTTTCATCTGTAACTAGGTCTTCGGTAGTAAGAATTAATCGAATTCTATAACGGTCTGCGCCAGGCGATGAACGGTTTGGTGTAGCACCTTGGTTATCATACAACGCATCAGTGTCATCGACTGTTACGATATCTTCGGTAACAGTAAATCCTAATGTCTTAGTTGGACTGGTTCCATACTTGTCAATAATAATTGTTTGTGGATTTGCAAATACAAAGTGACCACGTACAAAGAAGTCACCCCCACTATTACTGAAAGTTGTACCTTGACCCACACATGGGTTTGCTACTGTATTAGTTGTTTGTACTGTTAATGTCTCGGAACCATCTGTGATGTCCTCACCCGCATTCATACGAATGGGTAATGAACCTGCCGTTGCAGCAGATGAACCAGTATATTCGACATAAAGTGTTGCTGGGTCAGTGTCCGTAGCTGCAACAACTTCAAGAATTCGTACCTTTACACCCGAAGACTGACCAGTAAATTCATTACCTACAATAGTTTCAAAGTCTGTCGGTAGTGAGTTGGTCGAAGTATTTAATTTAATAAACTCGTATCTATTAAATACTGTTGGCCCGCCAGGATTTACGGATGCACCGTCCTTGAAGATGTTACGACCAAATCGTGCAATCTCCTCTTGGATAATTGATTGCATCTGTGTGAGTTCACGAGCTTGTAATGCACGTCCACTATTAAAGAGGATTCTATGATAGTTATCACTATCTCTAAAATCGTCTTTATATGTTGACGGAAAACTCTGTTCAGAATATACTTTTGCCATTTCAGTACCTTAAATTTGTATTACGATTTTGATGTCTTCGGTTTGTCCCGCATCTCGTATGATTGCATCTCTGTTAGCAAGATACAATAAGTCGCCTGTTTTACTATCTATCTCGCCTGCAACATATGGAGCAAAGGTGGCATTCAATGTACCCGTTCCATTACCATCGACTTCGGTGATTGATTCTCCTGAATCGAAGTTACCAAATCCTGTTACTTCGGTTTGATGATACCAAACAAAAGATGAATCAACTCTATCTATAAGTGCCTTCACCTGAGAGGTAGAACCAATCATAGTATTGTCGGGAGTAAATACTTGTCCAACAGTAGAGAATTTTAATTTCTTTAATACTTGTCCAGTT